CCGCGCCCGGTGGACCGAGCAGCACTGGGACGTGATTGAACGCGCCCTAGATGAGCCGGAGAACCACGCTGACGTGTGGGGCACCGATGCCCCGTGGTGCATGTTCAGCGCCGCATGGGAGCTTCGCGAAGCGTACCGCAGCGGGAATCCGCAGGGGTATGCCTCCGGTATCCCGGTCCACATGGACGCCACCTGTAGCGGCCTGCAGCACTTCTCAGCGATCCTCCGCGACCCAATCGGCGGCATGTACGTCAACCTGTACGACGACGTGGGCTGTGGGCCGAAGCAGGACATCTACGCCAGAGTTGCAGGAAACGCGCTGGAAGCGATCAAACGCGATTCCGAAGGGGGTGATGAGGCCGTGGCCCAGATCGCCTCGTGGTGGCTCACTGTGGGCATCCCACGGGCATTGGCGAAGAAGCCGGTAATGACCTACGTGTACGGTGCGACTCTCCGGGGTACGGCAAGGCACATCGAGCAGTACGTCGCTGACGAGATGCCCGGTGCTGAGTGGCCCGATCCGCAGCAGTCTTTCCTGTACGCCCAGTACGCCGCCCGCAAGCTGTTCCAAGGTATCGCAGCAACTGTGCCGGCAGCGGACAACGCGATGCGCTGGCTCCGTGAGGTGGCGAAGCAGCAACCCCGTGGGACTCGCATGGAGTGGAGAACACCAACCGGGTTTCTTGTGCAGCACGACTACCAGTCGTACGAGGAGACACTCGTGTGGCTGCGCTCCTGCGGTATGACTCAGACCATGGTGCGGAACTACACGGATGGAACGAACCCGCTGCAGATGCAGAATGCTATCTCCCCGAACTTCGTGCATGCCCTCGATGGTAGTCATCTGACGATGACAGCACTGCGCATGAAGGCGGGTGGTCTCAGCATGGTAGGTATCCACGATTCGTTCGGCACACACGCATGTGATGTCGCTATGATGCACAGGCACATCCGTGAAGCCTTCGTCGAGTTGTATGCGAACAGGAACATCCTCGGAGAATTCCTGTGGGATGTGCACGGTATTGGTGAACCTCCGATGAGAGGAACACTCGATATTCATTCAGTCATAGACTCTGAATTCTTCTTCTGCTGATAGAGCTAGGGGATATGGATAGAGTATAGCGAGGGATAGAGAGATGAGTGAAGTAATAAGTAGTAGAAGCAGTAAGGAAGAGACTAGAGTATACTTCCATCCTAAGCAGGTAGAATACTTAGAGAAGCTATTCCCTGAGAGAGTTCTACCTCATACAGCTTCAGAAGCTGAACTCAGGGAGTACATGGGTACTAGGTTGGTAATCCGTACTGTCAGAGACCTGAAGAGGTCTGAGTGATACGGACTACTGTGGAGTTTAAGCGCGAGGGTGAAGTACACACTCCGCTTAACCTCTACGCTGCTGCTTGGGATGAGTGTGTTGAGCTAGGGGTAATGGACAAACTGGCATGGGTACTCCGTGTCAGTAGGATTGTTCAGAACACCCCGCGCTTCGAGGTTCTAGTCTACGACGACGAACTCTGCGTAGGTGGGGTGGTGATAGCCGAGGATGACGACCTGCATGTCGGGCACTGTCTCTCGGTCATGTTCAACTACGTACTCCCACAATACCGCTGTACTGGTATCACTGCACAGACCATGCGAGCGCTAAAGCGCATAGCTGAGAACCTGCAGGTGCCGACTATAGCGTATACGCACCGTGTAGGTGCTGGGAAGTACACCACAACCTACAAGGAAGCACCATGGGTAAGGCAATCAGCAAGCTGTTTGGAGGTGGCGACAAAGCCGCCAAGGAAGCAGCAGCGGCTCAAGCCCGAGCAGCAGCATCAGCAGAAGCCGCACGCGTAGCTCAGGAGAACATCCAGAAGAACTTCGCGGCAGACTTGAAGCAGGAGAACGTCAGCAACGTGGTTGCCGGCGGCACTGCTGAGAGCGTAGACATGCTGGACCCGCTGAAGAAGAAGAAGTCTACCGCTGGTGGACTGGCAGCTACTCTCGGCATCAACGTTTAACCGATGTCGAACATTACGCACAAAGCGCTGTTCGACAAACTTCAAGACACGTACGTAATCGACAAGGCTCGGCAGTACGCACACTGGACGTTGCCCGCCCTCATGGCGGACTTCACTGAGGTGCGGAATGGCCGTGCGGTTCTGGAGCGCGACTATCAGGAGATGGGTGCGCTGCTGACGAACCACTTGGCGAGTAAGCTCACTCGGCTTCTGTTCCCCGCGAACTCCCCGTTCTTCCGCATCGACCCCTCACGGGAGTTGAAGGCGCAAGGCGCGGAACGCGGGCTGAAGCCGGAGGACATGGCATCAGCCATGGCCCGCTTTGAGAAGGACGCCTGCAAGCGCGTCTTCCTGAACGCATCGTATGCGCAGCTTATCCTCGCACTGAAGCATCTGATCGTCACAGGCAACGTCCTGCTGTACCGCGACTCACCGAACAAACGCACGGTCTCCTATGGCCTGCAGAACTTCGTAGTGCGCCGGGATGGCAAAGGCGTGACGCTGGACATCGTGCTGAAAGAGTGCACCTTTGTTGAAGCGCTGGACGAAGACCTGCAGAAGCAGCTACGTCTGGTGGACAAGGGGAAGTATTCCCGCCCAGAGCAGACCGTCGAAGTCTACACCCGTATCCAACGCAAGGTGAAGAACAAGAACGCGTACTGCGAAGTGACGCAGCAAGTCGATACCATTCCGGTAGGCGAGCCGAGCACGTACCCCGAGTATCTATGCCCGTGGCGCGTTGTTGCTTGGTCGCTGATTCCCGGCGAGCACTATGGCCGTGGTTTGGTTGAGGACTACGCTGGTGGATTCGCCAAGCTGTCCGACCTATCCGAAGCCGCTACGCTGTACGGTATCGAGATTATGCGCGTCGTGCATCTGGTCGGCGCTGGCTCCGGTACGGACATCGACGACATTGCTTCCGCCGAGTGCGGAGAGTACGTCAGAGGTGATCCGAACTCCGTAGCTGCACACGAGTCTGGGGACTACGGTAAGCTCAAGCAGGTATCCGACGATATTGAGCAGGTCACGCAGCGTCTGTCAAAGGCGTTCATGTACCAAGCCAATACCCGCGATGCGGAACGCGTCACTGCGTATGAACTCCAGCAGGATGCGCTCGAAGCAGAGCATGCCCTCGGCGGTGTGTATAGCTCCCTTGCGGAGTCGATGCAGATGCCGCTTGCTTACGTACTACTTGTCGAACTGAAAGAATCGTTGCTCGAAGGGCTGGTCTCCGGTGAACTCCGGTTGGACATCAGCGCGGGCATCCCGGCACTCGGACGCAGTACCGATGTGCAGAACCTCGTAGGCGCAGCACAAGAAGCCGCAGCTATTGTCCCGGTGTTCAAGCAGATTGATAACCGTGTTGACGAGCACAAGCTTATTGATGTGATCTTCGCAGGCCGCAGTGTGGACACTGAGCTTATCTTCAAATCGAAGGAACAGCAACAGGCCGAAGCGGCAGCAGATGCACAGATCGCGCAAGGCCAACAGCAGATGCAGATGGCCGCTGCGGCAACCGATCAAGTTGACGCCCTACAGTCTATTCAAGGACCACAATGACAGAAGCAGTTGCAACCAATGGTTTCGTAGTTCCTCCCGGTGGTAGTTCCACGGTGGTTGACGGCAGCAAGCCGAACATCCCACCGAGCAATCCACAACCGGGTTTCGTAGTGCCGCCTATTACTCCGGCACCGAGCGCCCCAGCAGGCGCAGAACCGGAAGCCTCCAAGGTTGCTCCTCAAAGTCTGGAAGCCACCGTCGCAGCGTTGACCGCTGCGCTGGCTGCTCAGAATGCAACTAAGCAACCAACCCCGGCAGCAACGCCGGATGCTGACTCCTTGAACGCCTTCGATCCGAACGTCCTCCAAGACCCCGTACTGCGTAGCATGGCTACCGTCATGCAGACCGTGGGCAAGGGCATTGACATGGACCGCGTGTTCAGCAAGGCACTGGAGACCGGCAACGCCGAGTTCATCGACGTGGCCTATCTCCGCGACAGCGCTGGTGAGAACGCCGAGCAACTCATTACGATTGCTCAGGGCATCATCCAAGCTGTGAATGCACAAGCCTCCGCCATGGAATCCAAAGTCTATGCGCTGGCTGGTAACGAAGCCCAATGGAACGCCTGCACTGCAGCGTTCAATACGGGCGCACCGGAAGCGATCAAGCATGTCGTTGCGACTATGCTGAACTCCGGTGTGAACTCGCAGATCGAAGCCGCTGCCGGCCTCGTCGTTGAGTTCGCAAAAGGATCGGGATTCGTCCCGAATGCCAACCCGCTGGTACAATCCGGTGGCGCGGCTATGCCTGCAAGTCAGGCTCTGTCCAAGGACGAGTTCCAAGCTGAACTACGCAAGCTGAATCCGAACGACCGTGGCTTTGAAAAAGCACGCGGCGAACTGTTCGCACGACGCCAAGCGGGTAAGCAACTCGGCAAGTAAGATAACCCCGCGTACCGTAAGGTGCCGGGGTTTCTCCATTTCTACTACAAGGAAACAAAATGGCTGATACTAGCTACAAAGCCGCCAATACCCGCGTTCACTGGGCCGGCGCAAACGCAGACGTTGATATTCACCTCGAAGCCTACGAGGGCGACATTGACGGCTCGTTCCGTGTTGAGTCGCTGTTCCGTGGTTCGGGCCTGACCAACTTCAAGTCGGTCGCCGCACAGTCGAATACGTGGCGCGGTGATCGCATGGGCGGCGTTGCCGTCAAGGGCCGCAAGTCCGGCACCGCTCTGGACTCGTCCCGCGTCGTAAACGACAAGCTCGTCATCACTGTCGACACCACGTCGTACATCCGTACGCCCATCGACTACGAAGATGACTGGACTGCCCCGGATCGTCAGACCGAACTGTCGGCAGAGCACGGCACGGCCCACGCCAAGGCGTTCGACCAAGCCCACATCATCCAGCTTATCAAGGCTGGCGCTTGGGTTGCTCCGGCTGACCTGAAGGCTTCCGGCGCGTTCTATGACGGCATCAGCAAGACCATGACCGGCTACGCTGCTGCTGTTGATCTGGAAGCCAAGGCTGACCTGATCGTGCAAGCACACAAGAATGCCCTCGCTGACTTCGTGAAGCGTGACCTCGGCGGTTCGCTGTCCGAGTTCGTCACCCTGATTGAGCCGGATACGTTCAACGTCCTGCTTGAGCACAAGAAGCTGATGAACGTCGACTTCCAAGGTGGTTCGTCCGACCAGAACTTTGCCATGCGTCGTATCGCTTGGCTCAATGGCATCCGTGTCATTGAGACCCCGCGCTTCCCGACCTCGGCCATCGCCTCGCACTTCCTCGGCTCCGCGTTCAACGTGACTGCCGGCGAAGCCAAGGCCCGCGTCATCATCTTCCACCCGCGCAAGACGCTGGTTACTGTGGAAGCCAAGCCGATGACCGTCCGGTACTGGGACGACGAGAAAGAGTTCACCAACGTCCTCGACTCGTACACCATGTACACTGTCGGCATCCGCCGTGGCGATGCTGTCGCCGTCCTGTTCACGGACTAAGCAGCAATAAACTAGGGGAGTCACTTAACGGTGGCTCCCCTTTTTTCGTTCAGGAGTTCCAATGAAATTACTTGACGCTGTAAACCTGATCCTACCTAAGCTCGGTGAGCACGCGGTAACTTCCTTGGATCAGAAGCATCCGACTATTGCCGTGATCCTCCCGGAAGTCGAGAACCGCCTGCGCAGCACATTGCTGAAAGGTTGGTGGTTCAACTCGTTCGTGTACAAGGCGTACCCGGACAGTGAGAAGCACATCAAGCTCGGTGTTGACACGTTGTCATTCACCCCGCTGTATGTGGACGCAAGCTTGCGCGGCCTCGACCTGTACAACCCCGACACGATGTCCTTTGAGTGGGACGAGCCTGTCGAGGGCATGGTGCGCCAGTACGTCGAATTCGATCTGCTGCCAGAGAGCGCGGCGCAATTCATCTTTAAGGCATCCCTCGTGTCTATCTACGCCACTGACATCGGCCTCACGGCAGAGGTCAACCTGTGGGCGAAGGACTCTGAAGGGGCTTACTCTGATATGCTGGCAGAGCATCTGCGCAATCAGAAACACACCACAAAGAACTCACGCCGGTGGGCCAACATCCGCCGCGCACTACGGAGCTAAACCATGGCTGCTTTTGAGTCGAGTTACAAATCGCTACTGCAGGGCGTATCACAGCAGATTCCACGCGAGCGCCTTCCGGGGCAACTGACGGCTCAGGAGAACATGCTCTCTGATCCGGTGACAAACCCTCGGCGTAGGCCGGGGGAGGAATACAAGTTCAGCCTCGCCCTTCCGGGTGCGGCGCACGACAACATCAAGGCGTGGTACACCGACATCGCCGGCAGCACCGTGCACATCATCCTGAACTGTGCTGATGGCACTATCAAGGTGCTGGACAACGCGTACGCTACACTCGCAACTCTTGCTGGTGGGTCATACCTGACCACTACGAAGCCGGAGGACATCCGCGCTGCCACCATCGGTGACGAACTGTTCCTACTCAACGTGGCGGTGAAGCCTACTGAGGTGGCCGCTGTTGGTGGGACCAATCCGAATCTCCGTGGGTACTTCTACGTATCCGCTGGCGCGTTCAGCAAGCAGTACAGCGTTACGCTCAAGAATGCAAACGGCAGTGTGACTGGCACGTACACCACCCCGACAGGCTCTGGTGCTGGAGATGCTGCACTCGCAACCCCGACGTACATCGCGGGGCAAATTCTCGCGAGCCTCAACACGAACGGCGCTGCTGGGTTGGGCTTCACGCTCACCTCTACGACGGCGTACGTGTACGTTGCAAGCTCTGTCGCCACGTGCACGGTTAACTCCGACACAGGCAGCGCGTACTTGCAGGTGTCGAAGGATGCCTACACTAACGTGGTGGGCAACCTCCCGGCCACGCTGCCGTCCGGTGCAGATGGGTTTACCATGCGCGTTGGCGACCTACGCCTCCCGCAGTATTACAAGTTCAATGCCACGTCTACTGCTTGGCTTGAGTCGGGTGACTTTAGTTCGCCGGCCAGCATCGACAACATGCCAGTGAGCGTCACGAAGGTTGGCGCTACGTGGACCCTCAAGACAGATGACTTCGAGGGCCGCTTGGCAGGCGACGACGAGAGTAACCCGAACCCGCGCTTCCTAGACAACGGCATCACGGGCATGGGTACGTACCAAGGTCGGCTCGTGCTTCTGTCGGGCGCACTGGTGCGCCTTAGTGCATCTAACAAGCCACGGCGATTCTACCGCAGCACGATCACTAGCGTGATCGACTCAGACAGCATCGAGGTTGGCTCCAGTGGTAACTCATCTGCCTCCTATCAGTACGCTATCCCGTTCCAGAAAGACTTGGTGCTGTTCAGTGCTGAGTATCAGGCGCTGATTCCGTCAGGCAACCAAGCCATCAACCCGCGCACCGCCACTGTGGTGCTCACGAGTTCACACGCGGCTGATATGTCTTCTCAGCCGGTCACGCTAGGCCGCACGCTGATGTACGCCACCCCGTTCTCCGAGAACTTCTTCGGTGTGCTAGAGATGGTCCCGTCGCAGTACACGGACTCTCAATACATCAGCGTGCCGGCCACACCGCATCTGCCGAAATATTTCGGTGGGCGCTGCCGGTTCAGCGTTAGCTCGGGCGTATCTGGTACGGTGCTGTTCGCCCCATCGTCTGATCCCTTTAGCATCATCGTGCACGAGTACGAGTGGAGTGGTGACCAGAAGGCGCAGAGCGCGTGGCATCGCTGGACGTTCCCATACGAGATCGCCGCAGCGTACTTCGCGAATGAGCAGATCGTGATCCTGCATGCGCAGAATGATGTGGTGGTAGGCGCTGTTCTCGACCCGCGTACCGGACTCCTCACGGAGTCGGCGGATCGTCGCCCGTTCTTGGATATGTACTCGAACACAACTATCGTGGGCAACGTGGTTACTGTGCCGACGTGGATGACCAACTTCGACCCAGACATCAAGACGCGTCTGAAGCTGTGCTTGACGAACGGTGCACTCGCTGGTGAGCCGGTGGGCTTCTCTATCGATGGAGCCAACTTGCGCACGGTGCGGTCACACAGTAGTGGTGACGTTGCGGTGGGTATCCCATACCAGAGCCTGCTAAGTCCGACCCCTCCGGTGGTGCGCGATGCGAATGAGGTTGCGATCAGCACGAACAAGATCAGTATCCTTCGCTACATCGTGGGCACTGATAACTCTGGTGAGTACGTCGTGCTGGTACGCGACAACAACTCTTCCAACCCGGAGGCTGTGGCGCAGGGTACGCTGTACTGGTCTAGCCTTGAGCTTGACACAGGTGCGGCTCGCACAGCAAATGAGTCGTGGGCCGTTGTACCGTGTCGGACGAATGCAGGTAGCACGACGCTGTTGATCTATACAGAAGGTATGCACGAACTCAACGTGATCTCACTTGAGTACGTCCTTAAATACAACCAGAAAATACGGAGGCGTTAATGCTTATCCCGCAACTCTTTGACGAGCTTGCAGTTGCATCCCCGGCACAGTTGCGGGGTAGCATCCTCGCGCTTCAAGCGTATCTGAAACAATCACCAGCAGCAGTAAGCGAGGAAGTGTGCACGTTGCGGCACATCTTCGCCCCCGGTAACTACGCCCGTGAGCTAACCATGCCAGCGGGCCTCGTCGTCATCGGGAAGCTACACCGCCATGCCCACTTGAACTTCATTTCGAGAGGGCATGTGCGCGTGCTGACGGAGGGCGGGGTAGTCGAGTACAAGGCTCCCTGCTCGTTCGTGTCAGAACCCGGAACCAAGCGTGTGGTACTCGTGCTTGAGGAGACCACATGGACGACCGTGCATCCTACAGAGGAGACGGACTTGGGGAAAATTGAAGAATACGTTATCGCGCAGGACTACGCCGACATTGAGTTGACGGGTGAGTGCCGGCGCGTTCAGGAGGTATTATGTCTTGGTGGGCAGTAGGAGCAGCGGCAGTCTCCGCGGTGGGTTCCGCGAGCGCCGCAGGTAAATCGAACAAGGCTGCAGCTAAAGAAAGCATCGCACAGAATGAGGCGATCATCAAGGCAAACGTAGCCAACACAATCAGAACGGGATACCGCGCAGGTATCCTGAATATGCAGAAGGGCTTGACGCGGCGTCTGGAGGCTCAGAAGGGCTTCGAGAACACGGCCAAGGCTGCTCTCGCATCAGGGGCGGTCTCTGCGAACCAAGCAGCATCCGGCACCATCGGGGCGAGCGTGGATGCAGTCTCAAACGACATCGACATGAAACTCGGAGAGGCCCAAGCGGCGGATCGCGAGGAGCACGAGATCAACGTCGAGAACTTCAACATACAGTTGCAGGAACTCATTAACCAAGGGCAGGCTTCGATTCAGTCACCGTTCAAGGTGAAGATGCAGAGCGACAGTGACATCATGGGCAACGCCCTACTGGCTGGCGCTACTACATTCGGTAGCATGTACGCCAAGAGCAAATTCGATCTGGGCCTCGGGGAGTCAACCTCTGCGGGGCGTTCAATGGCCTCTAGCGGTAGCGTATCTACCGGGGTGCTTGGTTCGGGTACGAGTAGTGCTGGTTCATCCTTCGGGGCAGGCGTCGGCGGTGGAACACAGAGCTACGCCAAGCTCGGCGGTCTCTGGTAATAGGAGCATTAAATGGTTCAACGTGCATCAGCACCAACAGAATTTGGAGGTCTGCAAACGCAGGGCTTCCAGCAAGTACAGGCCGGCCTAGTTGCACCGGACGTACGCGCAGAGCGTACCTTCGAGGTGGACTCTGGCCGGGACCGTATCATCGGTGGCATCCTCTCCGAACTTGAGACCACTGCGAAGCAGGGCTTCAAACGCTCCCTTGAGGATGCGTACCTTGAAGGCGTGGCGAAGGTAGGGCAGGTTCAGTCCGAGGACGAACTCGAAGGTGATATGTTCACCCGCGATTGGAAGGTGGCAGGCCACAGGGACACGCTAGCGAAGTTCGCCATTGCAGATGCGGAAGCGCAACTTGCAGTGGACATGAAGGAACTACGCAAGCAGTCCCCGGAGGAGTTTCAGAAGTACCTCGCAGAGCAGCGCAACAAGCTCACACCTTCGCTTGAGGGTATGAGCCGCGAGCAGCGCAATGCGGCCTTCGGTCAGATGGCGATGAGCACCCGCTCCGCGATCAAGACACACACAGCAGAGCACACCAAGTTCATCATTGAGACTGAGGAGCGTGCTGTGTCGAAGGTGCTGGGTACTGGCATCCTCAACCTCAACCGTGCTTTGAGCACTGGTAGTGGTGAATCGTACCGCGCTGAACTCGACAACATGTTCAGTTCCATCCATAGTAACATCTGGCAGAACTCGAAGTTTGACCGCGCCCTCAAAGAGAAGACGACGGTACAGATGATGGAGAACGCGCTCAACTCAAACAACGTTGCACTGTTCGAGATGATGCAGCGGCGCACTGTGTCCATTGATGGCGAGAACAACACGATGTTCACTGCACTCAGCATGGATAATCAGGAGAAGCTGGCCGGGAAGTACCGTACAGCGTTCGAGCGCACTGCTGCAGAACGCAATACCCTGTACCTCGACATGACGGCAAACATCGAGTCGGCATACAAGGCCGGCGAGATTCCCATGGAATACGACGACCTGAAGGCCCACCTCGATACCGGGATGAATCTCGGCGTGGTGAGCGGCAGCAAGCGCGAATCCATGATGCAGGCATACTTCGATGCGAAGCGGAAGAACGTGGAGCAGTTCGGGTTTGCGGACGCGTACCAGCGAGGCGATCTCCAGACGATTCGGAATGGTGGTGGGGACGAGTCTCGCGCCTCCGCTGCGGCGTCAAAAGCGTGGGCGAAGCTCCCAGTACCAGAACAGTTCCTGCGCCACTCCAAGGCCGGGGAAATGGGCATGATGACCGGCTACAAAACGGCGGGTGATCTCGCCAACCCGAGCATCGCCCAACTGGCCCGCCCGGACGGCACCATGAATCCGCAGCACGCCACGATGTTTGAGTTGCTGAACAAGCAGCTTGACTCTCACCAGAAGAACGACCCCATCGCGTACAACCACACCCTCGCCGGCCTCACTCCCGAGAACCGCAAGCGTGTCGAGCGTCTGCGTGGGCTGGCAGAGAACGGTGTGACAGGAGACAATGCCATCGCGAAGATGTTGAAGCTGGAGGAGGCGGACAACAACCCGAACAGCGCCCGCGCTGTCGTTGCCAAGGCCAATCAGACGGAGGACATCAAGTTCATCCAGAGTCTCGAAGCCGAAGGCCCGGTCAGCCGCGCTGCTCTCGCCATCAAGTCAATCTGGAATCCGCAGGCCGCGCTGCAGCGTCAACTCAGCCCTACCACCGGACTCGTGTTCAGCGACCGCCCTGAGAAGGTGGATGCGGAGTACCTGAGCATGTCCCGTGACGCTGTTGCTGAAGAGTTCCAGCACATCGACTTGGCAGGCTCCGAGATGAGTCGAGATGCCCGCTACCGCACGGCCATGGCAGGCGTAACAGCCCGCACCGTAAAGTCCGAGTTGGCAGGTCCGGTGATTCTCCCGCGAGGCTACACGTCCGCACAGTTCTTCGGCGTGCAGGCCAGCAACGAGACCATGGGCATCGCCGTGGACAATGTGCTCAAGAAGTACAAGGAGTCCTCCGGCAGTGAGAAGGAGAACACATTCGTGGTGCGTCCGCGTAATGGCGTCCTCATGGTGCAGGAGTACAACGCGCAGGGTGATCCCATGAGCAACCCGAAGCCCATCGCCGCAGCTACTGTGGCGGATGAGGTAAAGCGGATGTTCAAGGAACAGGAAGCCAAGACGAACACACTCTACGGGGAAGGCAAGACCGTGAAGCGCGACAAGGTGACTGTGCAGTACAATGGCAACAACTCTGCCGGCGTTGAGAATGAGTGGGCATTGGAGTTCCGTGACAACCTCGTGAAGCACGAGGGCGTTCGGGACACGGTGTACAGCGACATCTCGAACAAGTCGATCAAGCGGGACAAGCCAGTGCTGACTGTCGGTGTCGGTGTGTCCAGCACGAATACGCACTTCCCATCGAAGGGTCTGAAGGAAGGCGACGTGATTCCACAAGCCGCCATTCAGGAATCCTTCCGCGCAGCGTCAAATGATGCCGCACGCATCGGTGCAGGTATCCAGCGGCAGTTGAACGGTGGGAAAGAAATCTTCCTGCTCGCATCTGAGCTTGCTTACCAGAGTGGGGCCGTTGACAAGACACCATCATTCAAGAAGCTGTGGAGTGATGTGCAACTTGGCGACAAGACTGCCGCACTCACCTCACTTCGCGAGACTCCGGCGTACAAGCTGGCACACAAAGAGCGGCAGGCTCATTATGAGAAACTGCTTAATCAAGCATTGAAAGGATAATCTATGTCGGGAATCAATCCGCAGATTTTTAGGCCAGAAGAACTAAGCTTCCCAAGTGCGGTTCCCGCAGAGACCCAAGACCAACCGCAACAGCCTGACGTACCTGTTGGGGCGCTGTCTGTTGGGGAGGCGTCCGCGAAGGGCGCTGCTCTCCAGCAGTCAGCAGATCGCTTCCTCCAACCTAACTGGATCGAGTCGCTCGGTGCAGGGATGTTGGACTCTGAGGCGATGAATGCATACCGCTTCATCACGAAGCCGGCATTCGCTGAAGAGGCGAACCCGCCGCGCTTCGAGATGATGCAGCAACTCCCCTTCGTGATGTCTCGCGAGGAAGAGGAAGTATGGAACAAGGCTAAGTCAGCAGACGAGCTACGCTGGTACGCTGACCGCTTCACAGAGCGCAGGCAGCGCACCTCGGTAGCCGCTATCCACCCGTCCGCTATGTTCATGGCGAACGTTGTGGACCCTGCCTATCTGACGACTGGCCCCATCATCGGTGGCCTCGCCAAGACGATGAAGACTGCCGGCGCAGCGCGTGCCTTTGGTGCCGCCGCGCAGGGCGCTACAGCAGCAACCGTGGCTGGCCTCGCATCCGAGGTCAACCCGATGAGCACGTCTGAGTACGCCGCCGCTGTGTTGCTCAACATGGCCGGGGGCATGGTCATCGCGAAGGAAGGGAAGCTCGCAAAGCTTGACGACGCATTCCCCGAGAAGGAACTCGAAGCATCCCTGCAGGCATTCCGCAGGGACTTCGTTGGACCTGCTCCGAACGGTGTTGGTGAGAAGGTGGTCGTGCCCGTGTCGGGCAAGCCCCACATCAGCGTACCGGGGGCAGAGCGCAATACTGTTCGATTCGCCAAGGAGAACCCTGACGAAATACTCAAGCCCGGTGCGGAAGCTGTTGATCCCACTGTGGTCAATGCCGCCGTGGTGGCTAAGGTTGGTGAGCACACCCGCTCTTGGAGTGAACAGTTCGGTGAGAAGATCATGTGGAACTTGAACAAGTCATTCCACAAGACCGGGGCCAAAGGTGGGGAGGTAGGTGATCTCCTCGTCGATAACAACATGAACCTCAGTCAGACTTCTGCGGAATCCGTAAAGCGTGGCGTGCAGGCCGAGATGGTGAACCTGCAGCACGCGTACGAAGATGTCCTTCGCGAGACCATGGCGGAGCAAGGTCACGGTACGTTCTCCCTCCTGTTGTCACGCCCAAAGACTGTGGCCGCTCAGGCGAAGATCGAAGCCGATCTGATGCAGGAACTCCTGCGCCGTCAGGCGGCACATGCTGCCGGCACGCCGATCAAAGACCCCAACATTGCGAAGCATATCCTACGTCTCGCGGACGCACATGATGCAGCTACGGCTCACGCAGCGAAGCTACTGAAGCAAGGCGGCGTTCACGGGGCAGATCAACTCGAAGCTATGCCGGGGTACTTCTCCCGCGTTTGGAGTTCGATGAAGATCGATGACCTGACGAACGCATTCAAGTCGGCTGGCCTTGACGCCACGGCAGCACACCAACAGGTTGTGCGTCTGGTGCAGAAAGGGCTGCAGAAGAAGAACCCTGACTGGGCAGAGCCGCTGTCGTATGATGTCGCCGCCAGTATCGTGAACCGCACGCTGCGCAAAGGCTACCTCACGGATGGCCCTGCAGGTGCACAGGTGAATGCCGGCACGCTCGCGCAACTGCGCGACGAACTCCGCAACATCGGTGTGCGGCCTGAGAACATGGATCGCGTACTAGAAGTTGTCGCAGGTAAGGTGGACGAGTCAGGTAAGCTCCCGTTCCTCAAGCATCGCATGGAGTTGGACTTCACTACAAGCACAACTGTGAATGGCCGCACGGTGCGCCTGTCTGATCTGCTGGAATCTAACATCTCTACCATCATGGATCGGTACATCGACAAAGCATCAGGCCGCATTGCTCTTGCACAGAAAGGGCTGAAGACTCCGGGCGACATAGCGAAGATGCGGGAGGAGTTTATGCAGTCACTTCCATCGAAGGAAGCCCGTACGCAAGCAGCAACTCTGTTCGATAATACTGTCGACAGGTTGCTTGGAAACCCAGTGGGCGACGCTATGAATCAGACACTGCGCAACGGGCAGGCTGTGGGCCGCATGATGGCTCTCGGCGGCTCTGGTGCGTGGCAGCTTACTGAGTATGCAACGCCCATGGCGAAGTACGGTATTGCCAAGACCTTCAAGTACGCGATGGCCGAGATGCCGGGATTCAAGACGCTGATGGAAACTGCTGCGAAGGACAAGGCTACAAGCATGCACCTCAAGGACGTGCTCACTAATGCCGCCACACAGAACTTCCGTATCCGTCCGTACATCCAGCGCTTCGAGGACAACTTCGATATGCCGGGGCATTCGCGAACCACAATGGCGTTGCAGCAGGGTACACAACTCGTACCTTACGTCAACGGTATGAAGTTCGTGCACACCCACCAAGCAAGGATCACTTCCAACCTGATTCTCGACACACTGAAACGTGCCGCGAACGGTAGCGCCAAGCATCGCGAAATGCTAGGTAAATACGGGGTGGAGCTTGGGGTAATGGACAACCTTGCCGCACAATTCAAGCAACATGGATTCGCCGTGGACAAGTGGGACGATGCTGTGTGGATGCAGACGCGACCGGCCTTCATCAAGATGATGGACGAGTCTGTACTGCATCAACGCATGGGAGACATCCCGGCATTCGCACAGTTCGATCAGGTTGGGAAGTTCATCTTCACCTACCGCAGTTTTATTCTGTCAGCGCACAACAAGCTCCTCGCTGGTACGATGGCGAGAGATGGCATGGCGGCGACAACCCTTATGATGATGTACCAATTCCCTCTGGCTGTTATGGCTACGCAGGCAAACTCTGTTGCATCTGGTAAGGGTGTGCTCGATCAAGAGAAGCTTATCAAGAAGAGCATTGGGCAGATGGGTAGCATCGGTCTGTTCAGTGAACTCTATGGTTGGCTCTCAGGTAACAAGAGTGAGGTCGGTGCACCCGGCCTCATCCCGTATGACCGCATGATTAAAGCAGGGCAAAGCGCATTCCGCGCCGCGTCCGGTGAAGGTGAGACCTCAAAGGCTATCTCCGACACAATGAACGTCATGCCCATCATTGCAATCACACCCGGCGTTCGTGCGCTTCAACATCTAGGAGAGTAATAATGGCTTACAGCACTCAGCGTGAAGTCTCTGACGGCACGCTGGTGCTGCTCGACATTTCCATCGAATACTTCGAGCGGACGGAAATCTCTGTCCTGTTCAATGGCGTCGTTGACGCCTATCCGTGGGCATGGGTCGGCAGCACCGACAAAAAGATTTCGTTTACACCAGCAGTACCGAACACCGTTGAGGTAATGGTATTGCGCACCTCCGACCTATCGGAGATTCGTCATAGCTTGTCAGGTGGTGCTGCTTTTACCGATCAGACTATGGACGAGAACTTCCAGCAGATTCTGCGCATTGCGCAGGAGGCTAGGGAGAACGCAACTATTGAGGACGTATACATCGACCTCAACATGCACGGATTCAAGATCGTCAATCTGGCCGCAGGTACGAACCCGCTGGATGCAGTTAACTTCCAACAGTTCTCCGCACATGACGCTACGATCATTGGCTATCGCGATGCGGCTGCTGCAAGTGCTGCCGCTGCTGCTGACTCTGCAGATGACGCAGCCGCTTCGGCAGCTATCTCAGCCGGGGCAGCTACAGATGCTGTTGCTGCCCACGTGCTCCTTGCTGATCCGCACACCCAATACATTAAAGACTCAGAAGTTGGTTCGGTAGTTCAAGGGTATGACGCGGCCACCGCAAAGACCAACGTAGCTCAAACCTTCACTGCTGTCCAGAAGAGTACCGTCACTACGGACAACGATCTCAGCATCAACCTCGCTACTGCAATGGATGCGGTCTGCACTCCGACAGCCGGAGGTGCCCTGACGTTCACCAACATCGCAGCAGGTCAGAAGCTGGAAATCCTCTTCGTGAATGGTAGTAACTACGCCATCACCAAGGGTGCAAACATCAAGTGCCCCTCGACACTGTTCAGCACGATCAGTGCCACTGGGCGTTACATTCTTGCCGCTCGTTGCCTTGATGGTACGAACGTCGACCTCACCGTATCGGGGAAAATGGAATGATACTTCACGGGGCAGATGTAGGTGGTGGCTCCTCCGGCGTAGATACCGGCGACATCGGGCATTCGCTGCGGTTTCGGAGCGGTGCCGGGGCTTACTTAAGCCGCACCCTCGGAACGCCAACAGCACAAAACACTTGGACACTTAGTTTTTGGGTTAAGCAAGCAGGAAGCATTAGCACGGCTACTGCTGGTGGTTTGTTTGTCCGCAAGGTCGATACACAAAACTTTGAGTCCATTGCATTCGACCCCAATGCTAGTTCCGACACCAATAAACTCGGTTCTTTCACAAGGACAACGAGCGGTGTAAATAACCGTCGTGCGTCCGGCGATGCTTTATACCGTGATCCGACCGCTTGGCAACACGTCGTCGTAGTCAAGACCGTTAGCCAGTCAAGTTCAGCACCGGCCTTCTATGTAAACGGCGTGGCTGTAACGATCACTACGCGCGGAAGCGCAGGCACCCCGCAGGATTTTATCAACGCGGCGGCTGCACACATTATTGGACAAGATGCTCAATCAGCAAATACATCTGACTTCTACCTTGCTAGGTATTGCTTCGTTGATGGGACTGCTCTAACCCCTTCCTCGTTCGGATCGCTCAACACCGAAATCAACGAGTGGGTAAGCAAGTCTCAATCCGCAGTGAAGGCTGTAGTCGATGCGGGCGGCACCAACAGCTTCATGCTGGAC